GAAAATGCTGGATGCCGAAGACGCCCAGCAGAATCCTGCCCCGCCGCAAGGCCAGGGCGCTCCCGTCATGCCGCAGCTTCCGATGTCGCAATAACCCGGAGCAGGGAAAATGAGCACTCGCAATTACGTCCAGCTTCCGCAGCTTGGATACGTGCAGCATCTCGCCGCAGCGGTTGACGTTGGGGTGAATCTCGCTCCGCCCGCAGGCGCGGTTTACGCCGTCGTTATTCCCGAAGCCCAGGCCGTGCGCTGGCGGGATGACGGCCAGAATCCCTCGGCCACAGTCGGAATGCCGCTCGCTGTGGGCCAAGCGCTGCAAGTCGACGGAAAACTGCTCTCGCAGTACAAGTTCATCAGCCAAACCGCTGGCGCGATTCTCAACGTTTCGTATTACGGCTTCCCGCTGTGAGCGAAAAACTCAAACCCCGGATTGGGGTTTTCCGCATCGATGATCAACTCCCGCTGGACGAGGGGTGGGAAAAGATGCCTTATCCCGATCCGATCAGCAAAAGCGACCCGTGGACCGTCGGCGTCGGGCATACTGGCCCGGATGTAATCCCCGGCCAGGAGTGGTCCGATGATAAAATCCGCACGGTCTTCAACAAAGACCTTCTTATTGCGAAAGGCGATCTGCAGCGCAATTTTCCCTTTGTCACTACTCTCGACCCGGCTCGCCGAGGCGTTTTCGAGAATATGTGCTTCCAACTCGGGATCACGAAGCTCCGGAAATTCGCCAAAATGTGGGCCGCCGCTCGAAATTTCGATTGGGAAACTGCCGCCGCCGAGGCTTTGGACTCCGCGTGGGCTAGACAGACGCCGGAGCGTGCGAAACGCCTCGCCGAACAACTCAAAACCGGAATCTGGTACTGAATATGGACTGGAAAGACGTTCTCAAAAGCTCGGCGCCGATTCTCACCGGACTTCTCACAGCTACCGGCCCTGTTGGTGCGCTGGCCGGGGCTGGGATTACCGCAATTGCCGGCGCGCTGGGTGTTCCTCCGGACGAAGCGGCAATTCAGGCTACCGTCCAAGCCGGATTGACGCCTGAGCAACGGCTTGCGCTTGTCGCGGCCGATTCCGAAATCAAAAAAGCGATGATTGCGGCGGGGCTTGAAGAAAAACGCATCGCCGCAGACGTCGAACGTTCGTATATCGCTGACATCGAAGCCGCCCGGAGCCATAATGCCAACACCATCGGAATCTTGTGGCTGGGATACGGAATCAACTTCCTGTCCTACCTGTGTATCGGGCTCCTGCTTTTCGGCTGCTACGCCCTTATCTCCGGCGGGAAGCTCGAAAAAGCTGATCCGTCGACTTTGGTCGCGGTTTCAACGCTGGTTGGCGCAGCCGTGCAGTGGATTCTCTCCAACGCAAGCCAAGCAAACAGTTTCTTCTACGGCTCCAGCCCGTCGAGCCGGAATATGCCCCAGACTCTCGGGTCCGGGGTCACCAACGTTGTTCAAAATCTCGGAGCCAAAAAATGAATCTCCTCCGTATTGCCGCCTTTGCAGCCCTGGCGATTACCCTGCGGTGTGCATCAGCGCAGGATTGTCTCCCTGTGCCTGCCCAGAATCCGAAGACCTGCGTATTTGCCAGCGAACCGGTTATTGGTTTCTCTGACTCGGGCGTTTGGGTTTTTTGGGACTACGCGACGGCGGATAAGCCGGCGATGATTAAGACGCAGCTTTACATCGGCACGTGGGCGGAGCAGAAAAACGTGTCGCCGCGCTTGGGGACAATCGCCTCGGCCGCTGATCCGCTGAAGTCGCTTCAGAGCGCGGGGAGCCGATTCAAGATTTCGCCGCTGAACGACCCGAGCCTTGCCGCCGTGTACAAAGACGCCCAAACCGCTGTTGCAAAGCGCCGGGCCGCGAAGTAATGTTCGAGTCCGCCGCAGCGCCGAGTGCGTTGGCCCCGACCGTAATCTGGCAACCTCAAGCCGGGCCGCAGACCGATTTGGTCACGTGCCCGGTTTTCGAGGTTTTCTACGGCGGCGCTCGAGGCGGCGGGAAGACTGATGGCTCGATCGGCGATTGGATTAGCCATTCGCACATGTACGGGGAAAATGCAATCGGCCTTTTCGTCCGGCGGCGGCTGACGCAGCTTTCCGAGGCGATTAACCGAGCGAAATACCTGTGCAAGAAACTCGGCGCGAAGTGGCACGAGCAGAAAAAAGAACTCATCATGTCCAACGGGGCGCGGCTGCGATTCGCCTACCTCGAACGGGACGTGGACGCGGAAGAATACCAAGGCCACAACTACACCCGGGTTTATATCGAGGAAGCGACGAACTTTCCGTTTCCGGACCCGATTATGAAGCTTAAAGGCACGCTGCGCTCGACGGCGGGTGTGCCTTGCGGGATTCGCATGACCGGGAACCCTGGCGGCCCGGGTCACCATTGGGTTAAGGCGCGTTATATCGACCCGGCGCCCTTGGGCTACAAGGTTATTCGCGAAACCGAACTCGTGGAAATCGAGCCCGGCGAATTCGTCGAGGCGGCGATCGAGCGGGTGTTTATTCCGGCGAAGCTGAAGGATAATAAGCTCCTGCTGCGCAACGACCCGGGTTATGTGCTGCGTTTGCGCCAAACTGGTTCCGAAGCGCTGGTTAAAGCGTGGCTCGAAGGCGACTGGAACGGCGTCGACGGTACGTTTTTCTCCGAATTCGCGCCGGAGAAGCATGTTATCCACGGGCAGCTCATCATCCCCAAGCACGTTACCCGCTTTCGCGCCCTGGACTGGGGTTCGGCCGCCCCGTTTTCCGTGGGCTGGTACGCAGTTTCCGACGGCACCTTCGGGTTCGCCAAAGACGCGATTATTAAGTATCAAGAATGGTACGGGTGGAACGGAAAGCCGAATGTCGGACTGAAAATGTCCGCGAACTCCGTCGCCCAGGGGATTGTTAATCGTGACGCCGACTTCGACGGGATGAAGCCTGTCTACGGCGTCGCCGACCCCTCGATTTTCATCAATAACGGCGGCCCGAGCATCGCTGAAATGATGATTATCGAGAAATGTTCCTGGATTCGGGGCGATAACGCTCGCCAGCCGGGGTGGGAGCAAATCCGCAAGCGCCTTGCCACGGGCGAGGATTACCGTTCAACCCTGCTCTTGTTCCATGAGTCCTGCGAGCATACAATCCGAACGTTGCCCTATCTCCAGCACGATGAGCGCAACATGGAGGATTTGGACACGGATGCGGAGGATCACGCGGTTGACGAAACGCGCTACGCGGTAATGTCGCGGCCGCTGACTCGCCTCGAACCGAAGCAGAACAACTTTCAGGGAATCCGCTCGGATGCCCGCCCTTGGCCTACGATTAACGAAATGATCGAGCGGCAGAAACGCCGCGATAATGCTCGACACAGCAGGTATTAAAATGGCAATCAACGAATCCGCTCCCGGCGCTGCGCCCGTTTCCACCGATCAGGCTGTCGATGCGCCGGCCTCGGGGATTGATCTGCAATTCGTGCAGGGTTTGCTCTCCGCGATTAAGACGCGGGAGCAGGAGTTCGATAAAGGCTGGTGGAACCACGCGAAGGCGGCGGAGAAAATCTACACGGCGGACAACGAGGACAACAAAGTCTTCGAGCCGTATAACATCCTCTATTCCAACACCGAGGTTCTGCTGCCGTCGCTTTATTCGTCCACGCCGAAGCCGGATGTGCGGGAGCGATTCCGCCAGAACAAGCTCAAGCCGCTGCCGGAAATGCTGGACCGATTTCTCACCGTGGCGGCCGACCCGGGTAATCCCGGCGGCGATTGCTTCGACACGGCGATGCGGGATGCGGTTTTCCAGGCCCTTGTGCCGGGGATGGGTTACGTGCGGATTCGCTATCTTGAGGACCGGGCTTTTCCCCTGGTCTACGAAGCGGGACATTATCGCACGCTCGTGTGGGGAAAAGCGAGCCGCTGGGCCAAGGTGCCCTGGGTTGCGTTCAAGCAAACCATGCGCCGGACGGACATGCTCAAGCTTTTCAACAAAAGCGAAGCCGACGACGCCGCGAATAAGCCGCCAATCTCCGACGAAACGGATCAGGAGACCGGCTCGGACGTGGATGTGTACGAGCTTTGGAATAAAAAAGATCGGAAGGTTTATTTCCTCTGCGAGCAGTGGACGGAAAAGCAGCTTCGCGTTTCGGATGATCCGCTCGGGCTGGAAAACTTCTACCCCACGCCGGGGCCGATGATGATGACCGTCCGGGGCGGGAAGTTTCTGCCGATTCCCTTGTACAACTATTACAAAGAGCAGGCGGAGGAGCTTAATCGCGTTTCCGTGCGGCTGATCCGAGTGCTTTCCGCGATCAAGGTCCGAGGGGTTTATAACCCCCTTCTCGGCGACGAGCTGAAGAAGATTATGGAAGCGGATGAGATGGACAACGCGTTGAATCCGGCGGCTGAAGCTGGATTGCTGGCGCAGTCGGGCGGGTTCGATAAACAGATTTGGTTCCTGCCGATTGACAAACTCATCGCTGTGGCGCAGCAATTGTACCAAGCGCGGGAGTCGACGAAGCAGGTAATCTACGAACTCACGGGCATCAGCGATATTATCCGCGGTTCCAGCGTGGCCTCGGAAACGGCGACGGCCCAAGACCTGAAAAACAAATGGGGCACCGTGCGCCTGCGCCGGATGCAGACTGTCGTGGCGGATTATGCGCGCGACCTCTTCCGCATGTCGGTCGATTGTGGCTCCGACCACGTCCCGGCGCAGAAGTGGAAGGAGATTACCCAAATCGACGCGCCGCTGGACGCGGAAAAGCAGGCCGCTCAAGCCCGGGTGCAGCAGCTTATGATGATGAATCCGCAAGCCGGAC